TGGCCGCCACCCTGTGCCGGCCGTTCGAGGGTCTGAGGCTTCAGCCGTACATCTGCCCAGCGGGGTATCCCACCATTGGCTACGGCACAGTCTGGAAGCCTGACGGCAGCAAGGTGACGATGGAGCACGCGCCGATCAGCAAGGAGACCGCCGAGGCGTGGCTGGTGCATGAGTTGAGGCACAACTACCTGGCTGGTGTTTTGAAGGCCTCTCCGGGCCTCCTGGCGCGTCCGCGAGCACTCGGCGCGATGACAGACTTCGCCTACAACCTCGGCGTGGCCAGATACCGGGCCAGCACGCTGCGCAAGCGCGTGGACGATGGCGACTGGGAAGACGCCAAGGCGCAACTGATGCTGTGGACACGCGGAGGAGGCCGCGTGCTACCGGGTCTGGTGCGGCGCCGCGCAGCCGAGGCTGCTTTGCTCTGACGGGTCTAGTCCGCGATGAACATGGCCAGCAGGCCCAAGATGCCCACCAAGCCGACGGCCACGATGCCTAAGGAGATGGCCTCCTCCTTCCAGAACTCGCGGCCGTAGAACTCGGGCTCTTCCTGGCCGAGTTCAGTGCAGCACTCGGCGGCCTGGGGGTGGCGCCCCTGCTGGTCGCAGCCGTTGGGGATTCGAGAGGTAGTCATCTTCCGATCTCCTTGAGCAGGCGCGGGCCTGCGGTGTAGAACAGTATCTGCTTGGTTGGCCTTGACGGGTTGGGCTTTTTGGTCGCAGTAACCCAGCCCTTCTGCTCGGCGTAGCGCAGCGTCTTGCCGATGTTGTTCTGATCCACGTCCCACTTCGCTGCGATGTCCTCGCTCGTCAGTTCTTCGTCGGGGTTCACGGCGAAGAACACGGCCACGGGCGTGACGATGCTCATGCTGGTGGCCTCCAGACGAACACGCTGTTGACCACGCCCACGGGCGGCTTGAGCCTAGCGCGTGCACGGCGCTGGCGCTCGGCGTTGTTCATCGGCGGGGGCTTGCGTGCGTCGGGCTTGTTGCCCAGCGCGTAGATCGGGCGCGGGTAGCGCCGACCGATGCCCTCCATCGTCCAACTCTGGATGTAGACCTGCCTTGTCACGACGGACAAGCGCATGGCGGTGAGGAAACAGGACACGCGGCGGTAATTGACGCCGGGGAAGAACTCCGCGACCTCACGCATCGTCAGCGGCCCGCAGATGTGGAGCACGTCGCGGATGTTGGCGAAGCTGGGGTTCATGCTTCGCTCCTCGCACCGTACTCATGCCAATGCCGTTCACAGATCATGCCGAAGGCAGTGCTGCCATCTCTGTCCCAATACGCAGGGACGCCGCCGTATTGCGATGGGCAGCCGCATGAAAGGGTGAACTTGGGTTTCTCCAGCGCGGTCTCCAACGACCGCTCGGCATCGCAAGGTTGCTGGCACCCGAGTTCACGGCGGTAACCCTTCAAAGAAGCCAGCGCCCGAAGGGCAGCGTCCCTCAGGTCAGTCATTTCATCCATTCCGGTTTCTTGGGCAGCGGTGCCCAGCCGAGGTAACCACCGAAGCCGGGGCTGTATTGCCCGTAGACGGCTACGCCGCCCTCGGTTAGAAGTTGGACCTTGGCCGACAACGGGCAGGTGTGCAGTGGGCGCCAGAAGTAGTCCTGATCCACGGCTGCGGCCCGATCACTGGTGATCTTGACGGTCATGCTGCCTCTTTGACAAAGACACCATCGCCTCGCAAAGTGCCCTTGCGATCCTTGATCTCATGGTACGCCTTGGCCAGCGCGTCCACAAGGTCGAAGCCCGCCAGATCGGCACCGATGATCAGCGTCACCAGCACATCCCCATAGGCGTCGAGTGCCTCCTCGCGGTTGTTGCGGTGCAGCGCAGAGATCAACTCGGTCACCTCCTCCAGCGTCTTGATGGCCTGCGCCATCGGGGTGCTGTTGGGGATGATCTTGCGGGCCTCGGCCCAGCGGATCACGTCCAGTTCGATCAGTCGGTAGCCTTCCATCTCACACTCCTTTTTGCTTCCGGTATTCCTTCACGGCGCTACGCAGACCGGCCTGCGTAGTCGCCTTCTCGTCCAGCGCCAGAGCCTGCGCCTGGTCGAGAGTGTCTTGGCACAGGATGCGGTGGCACACCACCGGAGCACCCTGACCCTGCCGGCGCACCCGGGCGTTGAACTGGTCGTACAGGTCAAGGCTCCAGTTCAGCCCGAACCACACCAGCGTGCGGCCCTTGTGCTGCAGCCCGTCGATGCCGTGGCCCATGCTGGCCGGGTGGCCGATCATCAAGGGGCAGTCACCGCTCTTCCACCGCTCCATCGCGTTGTTCAACTCGCGCTCTGTCTTGCACTCTGTCAGGTTGATTGGCCGCAGCGCCTTGAACCGCTCCATGATCCGCTCTGCGTCTGAGCGGTAAGCGTAGGCGCACAGCACGGGCGAGCCCTGCGCCTCATCAAGGATCTCGTCGAGCGCATCGAGCTTCAACTCATGCACCGGCTCCCACAGCGGCATGCCTGCGATGGGGTACACCGCGCCGTTGCTGAACTGCAGGCACTTGTTGGTCAGTGCGGCCGAGTTGAACACCTCGATCTCCTTGCCGCTGTCGAGCACGGTGAAGAAGTCGCGCTCCATCTGGTCATACTTGGCCCGCAACTCGGGCGGCATCTCCACCTCGATGTTGTTGACGATGAGGTCTGGCAGCGGGTTGTAGTCCTCGGCGCTCATCTCCAGCGTGATGTCGCCGATGAGGGTCTTGATGACCGTCTCGGTGTCGTCGTAGGGCACCTCCTTGTAGGGGCCGGCCTTCTTGTAGAACCGGGTCTTGAACGCGGTCTTGCTGGTGCCCAGGCGCTGCCCCTTGTCCACCACCAGGTACTGCCCGTGGAGGTCTTTGTAGCCGTTGCTGGCCGGGGTGCCGGTGAGGCCAGTCGTCCAGTCGAACTTGTCCAAGATGCGCTTGACCGCTCGCACGCGGTCCGTGGCGCTGTTTTTCATCTTGCTGATCTCGTCCCACACCACACCGTTGAACGGCAGCGGCTTGTCCTTGCTGACGTAGTAGGTGTGCAGCGTCTCACCGAGCCATTTCAGGTTGTCGTAGTTCATCAGGTAGACGTCAGCCTCGCGCATCAGCGCCCGGGTGCGCTGGTCCCGGGTGCCGGTGACCATGCTGAAGCGCAGGTGCTTGGTGTGCTCCCACTTCGCGGCCTCCTGGCGCCACACCAGACGGATCACGCGGATGGGGGCGATGATGATCACGCCCCGCAGAAACCGCGTCTTGATCAGGTGCGCGATGGTGGTGAGCGTGACGATGGTCTTGCCCAGCCCCATGTCCAGCCACATCATCGAATTGACGTGGGTGGACTGGAAGTTGACCGCCTTCTTTTGGTAGTCGTGGAGGAGGTTGGGGGTCAGCATGTCGTCAACATCTCGTCGACCATGCGTAGCCCAGCGTCCACGTTGTCGATGACGAACACGCTGACCTTGTGCTGCCTCAGCCGGTGATGCTCGCGCTCCTGGGGCGGCGTGGGCTTCTGGCCCTGGCGCTTGAACTCGCAGAAGAACATGCGCCCGTTGGGCAACACGAACAGCCGGTCAGGCACCGCGGCGTGCGCTGGCGATGTGAACTTGTAGGCCAGCAGCCCGCGCTCACGGGCGTAGCCGCAGACCTTCGCTTCGATGTTCTTTTCAAGCATGTCAGTACCCGTGCGGCTCGATGCTGCTGATGTTCAACTCGATCAACTTGTCGATGTAGTGCCGAGCCTTTCGCAAGTCCTCGACACCACCCTTGTCCTTCCACCGCGAGACGTACTTCACCACGTTGCCCTCGAAGTAACCGAGGTTGTTCGCAGCGATGTAGTCCCACGACTGGATCACTTGCTTCTTGTAGTGATCGCCACCGTGTTGCACTTGGTTCACGCTAAAGCCAGGCATAGTTTCTCGATCTCCTGTACGTAGTAGTCAAAGTCCACAGGCAGCCCAACGTCTTTGATGTCGTTGCACACCTGCACGTTCCACCCACTCTCCACGGCGAACTTGCGCCAATCGGTCTTGCCCTTGAGAGGCGGCATCCACTTGGTCAGCGGCTTGCCGCCCTTGGCCACGTAGTACCGGGTGGTGTTCTGCGCCTGGTGGTCACCCCACTGCAAATAGCTGGAGCGCGGCACCTTGATGCGCAGCATGAAGTCGTGCAGGTGCGGCCAGTTCTCCACCGTCTCGCGGATCGGTGCGCCGTCCACCAGCACCTTCTCGGCCACCTTGGGGATCACCAGGCCGCCAGCGTTCTGGTGCCAGCCGGTCTTCCACTCGTAGGCGCCCTTGCGCTTGACGGTGCCGTCCTCGTACTGCCCGATGTAGTTGTTCACGTCGCGCAGGTACATGCGCCGGTAGCGCACCTGCTCCAGGTTCAACCCGGTCATGTGCATCCACCATGCACATGTCTCATCCACACGCTGCATGTGG